GTTTGTTTTCAAGGCGCTCTGGTCTTTCAAGCCGTTTGAACCAATGCTGGCATGCAATTCTTGCAGCAATTTCTGCGGCGGGTGTAGTACGATTCAAAAAAGATGATGACGAACACCGTCGCGCGATTATTGGTCTAAGAGAATTTGCAAAGTGGATTTTGAAGACTGCAGCAGGTTCGGGCGTCGACTTTGTTGTCTCGAAGTTAAAAGCGGAAGCTGCTGAACTTCGCCGCTGGTGGATTCAACGTATCAACAAGAAACAGCGACCTTCGAATTTGTTTTCCCGCTATCTTCGAGGAAATCTTTCTCGTCTTCTTGAGAAGGAGTCTTCACTTCTTCAGCTTTCGGCGATGGCGCGCGCATTCCCAAATTATTCCGAAGGGATCAAATTGAAAGCCCTTCGCGCACACCGTGAAATCTTGACGAGCGAGTTTAAGACTGAACCATCGGTGCTTACCTATATCTTCGGTTTCGGAAGCTCATGGGCCCGGAAATACTTGGGGAACATTCCCCTCGTTTTCCCTCCCCTTACTTCTGCATCGTGTCTTGAAGGCACTGTGCGTGAGGGGGGGATTTTTGGTTATAGTGTTGGGCTTTATGGAAAGCTCAATGCCTTTTTATCTACTGCTTCCGGTGAAGATGAATACAAGAAAAGGATCGGTCTACTCGAAAAAGCCGGCGTTCCGGTTGAGCATCGTATTAGCTCTGTAAAAGAGTCACTCGCCTGTGATTTGGCGGCTAAAGACTTGGACGAGGCATTTATCCTAGAAAGTAAATATCCGGAGGTCCAAGCCGACCCTATTATTTCGGCGAACAAGGCTCGAGTTATTACCAAGGGTCACGGTGCTCTGGTTTTCCTTGGGCACCGCATACGCGTGTGGTTGTTTGAAGGTCTAAAAAGAGACCCTCGCACGCGCGACGCGGTAATGGGGAAAGATGCTGATGCTTTACGGAAATTGATTCACCCCAATTTTATGGTGGTCGGACCTGATATACGTGTTCTTTCTGCAGATTTGAAATCTGCCTCAGATTTTGTTCCTTTTGATCAGGCCCGTGCTCTTAAGGATGGAATTATTGACGGTTATAACCGTAGCCACCATCATTTTCCTGAATGGCTTGGAAAGATTTGGGATCTTTTGATCGGTCCACAAATTTGTACTTGGTTATTTCCAAAAGGATCCCTGAGCGAAGTGACTTCACGAGGTCTCTTAATGGGCTATCCCACAACATGGTCTATGCTAAATATTCTTCATT